CTTCGTGTGTAGTATCGATGGAAACTTTTAGGGAAGACTTTTTTGGGAAATCCGTTTTTGGACATTTTTTTTGTCCAATTTTCAAAACCCAAAATACTTTATGCCAAAAATGTTTCTGAGACCATAATTGAATTTTATGGTCTGGTCTCTAAAAAAATATTTTTTATTTTGTCACGATATTTTTTTTTATTTTAGGGTAAATATTTAGGAATTATTTTCTTGCAGTATTTTATACTTACAAATGACTTCCGTTTTTGATACAAAAAATGCCAATAATTTTTTTTGTGAAATGTGTGACTTTTATTGCTGTAAAAAATCTAACTTCGAAAAACATATTTTGACACGAAAACATATAAATACTGCCAAAATACTTACAAATACTTACAAATCAAATGCCGAAAATGCCGAAAATATAGATAATTTTGTATGTGAATGTGGAAAAGAATACAAACATCGTCAGAGTTTATATAATCACAAAAAAATATGTAACGTAGAAGAAAAATCTACTAGCTTAGTAGTCAAAGAAGATACTACTGATAAGGACCAACTTATTTTAATGTTGGTAAAACAAAATGCAGAACTGGTAAAAGAAACAACTGATTTTAAAAGTATGATGATGGAAGTAATAAAAAACGGCACTCATAATACTAATACCATCAATACTACCAATTCTCACAACAAAGCATTTAATCTAAACCTTTTCTTAAATGAGACTTGCAAGGATGCGATGAACATTAACGATTTTGTAGAATCTATCAAATTACAGGTGAGCGACCTGGAAAACGTTGGCGAAGTAGGCTTTGTAGAAGGTATTTCAAAAATTATTGTCAAGAATTTGAATGCATTACATGTTACTCAACGACCTATTCATTGCACCGACAAAAAGAGAGAAATCATTTACATTAAAGATGAAAATGTATGGGAAAAGGATGAATCACAATGCAAAATACGCAAGGCCATAAAAAAAGTCGTATCGAAGAACCAACGCTTAATACCCAAATTCAAAGAGCAAAATCCAGAGTATAACAAATCAAATTCGAAGGTTTCCGATAAATACAATAAACTTATTATAGAATCTATGGGCGGTTCTGGAGATAACGATGCGGAAAAAGAAGATAAGATTGTGAGAAATATTGTAAATGCCACCACCATTGATAAAAAATTTGAACTCTTGAACTCTTGAACTCTTGAACTCTTGAACTCTTGAACTCTTGAACTCTTGAACTCTTGAAATTTGATACTACAATATTGCGTATGTAGTATCAAAGAATAGCCACTCTAAAAATCTTCACTGAAATCAAACACTTCTTCACTTTTCGTCTTATTCGCCAACGCATATGCGTCAGTTCTTTTTTCGAAAAAGTTGGTTTTACTTTCTAGAGATATGAGCTCCATCCAATCGAAACAGTTGGTAACATTATAAATCTTTTTATATCCTAGTTGGACACACAAACGGTCGGCCACAAATTGAATATATTGAGTCATTAATTCAGAATTCATACCAATCAACCTACATGGTAACGCATTACAAATAAATTCCGTTTCAATTTCAACGGCTTCTTTGATGATTTCATGAATGCGTGCTTTGTCTATTTTTTTCACCAATTTTGAATACAATAGTACTGCAAATTCGCAATGTAACGCTTCATCACGTGAAATCAATTCGTTACTAAAGGTAAGACCAGGCATTAAACCGCGTTTTTTCAACCAATAAATACTACAAAATGCGCCACTAAAAAAGATACCTTCTATGCACGCAAAGGCCACTAAACGAGTCGCAAAACTACTGCGATTATCATTAATCCATTTTTGCGCCCAATCAGACTTCTTTTTAATACAAGGGAAATGTTCGATAGCATTAAAGAGTTTGGATTTTTCTTCAGTGTCTTTAATATATGTTTCGATTAAAAGGGAATACGTATGACTGTGTATATTCTCCATTGCAATTTGAAACCCATAAAATGCTCTGGCTTCCGATACTTGCACATCATTCATAAAGCGTGAAGCAAGGTTTTCCAAAACAATCCCATCACTCGCCGCAAAAAACGCCAAAATCATTGATATAAAATATCTTTCGTTTCGGTCTAAGCTCTCCCAATGGGTTACATCTTTTGTTAAATCTATTTCTTCTGCTCTCCAAAAACAATCAATTTGTTTTTTATACATTTCCCAGATGTCTTGATGTTTGATTGGAAACATTACGAAACGATTATCGTCAGGAGCTAGCAAAGGTTCTGCGTGGTTTTTTGACATCCTAAATAATATATAAGGAAGATTTTATATTTTTTTAATAAACAATAAAACAAATTAAAACAAATAAAAACAAATAAAAACAAACTAACCAAATAAAATAACACTTTATTGTAAGAATGGAATATACAATTGTTCCTGTGAATATGACTCTAAAACAAAAAGACGAGAGATTACTTCATATAGAAGAAATCGTCGAAGCAAAAAAAAGAATGCTACTAGAAAAACAGAAGAAATTTCGATTTATTACCAAACAAAACCATTTTTTATCCGAAGTAAAAAACGACTATGTTACATATTATAATTATATTGTGCAGCAAAAACAAGAGCAAATCATGGCTCTAGAAATATTAAATAGTTATATAAATGAGATAAAAAATCAAGGTTATTTAAGTAAACATAATATGGAGGATGCCAAGTTTGAACAAGAGAAAATATTAAAGGAAGTAGATTCAATTAAAAAAGGTTTAGAATCTATTATTAAAGATACCCAATATATCAATACCAAGTTATAGATTCTAATTTGTAATTTAGAAAATACAATAAAATTATTTATAATATTATTTTATTATATACCATATGTCAAACCCTCCCCAATTCTTAACGGATTTTATGAATAATATGAATAAACTGAAACAAATGAATCAAAGTGTTCAAAAGACGATTGACGACAAAACAAAATTCAACACCACGTTAAACAATCGTTTAAAAAACATTAATGGTTTAATTCAAAAGTTGGCGACAGATATTAATAATTTAAAGGCGAAGGTTGATGGTTTACAAGGACAAGTAAATACAAATTCCACTGCAATAGGCGACAAAGACAAACAAATTGCGGATTTGGCACAAAAAATGAAAACTTTAGAGGCTGAAAAAGTATCATTAACACAACAATTAGGCGATTTACAGAACAAAACAACTGCAGAAACGGGTGATTTACAAAAAAGAATAAATGATGCAGAAGCAAAAATACGTGCGTTAATCGACCAAAATGCTATTTTAGAAGACCGCGCAAAGGCTTTAGACGCGGAATTAACCAGTAAAGGAGATTTACCGCGCCAGCATGCCGAAGAAATTAAAAAACAAGCCGACGGATTTAAAGAAGAATTAGAAAAACAACGTTTAGCAAATCAAGCCGAAATAGATAAATTAAATGCAAAAATTAAAAGCGACGAAGACGCTATGCTAAATTTACAAAAACAATTGCAAGACAAAGCGAATGAGGCAGCGAGTCATGCGCAAAATGTAACGAATGCTCAAAATCAATGTCAAGGTCAACTTGCACAATTGAACGCCGAAAAAGATCAGCTTATAACTGAAAATAAAGATTTACTTGATAGAATTAAAGAAGCAAATTCTGCAATTATTCAAGCGCTAACAAACTTACAAGCATTAACGGAGTCGGCTCCTAATGTGCAAAATCAAAAAGACCTAGAAGATTTGTTGGGTCAAATTGAAGCGTCTATCATGGCTATTAATACAGCTATGCAAACAGGACAACCTGCGTCACCAAATAGAGGAGATATAAGTGTATTGGACGAAACTGGCAATCCTTTTACTGGAATAAGAAAAATACAACAACAAATCGCATTAAATAAATTACAAGAAAAATTAAGCAAAGAATCTATTCCAGCTCGACAGCAAAAATTGAAAAGTGCCATATCTTTTATACAAAATAATAAAGCAGACCCTGCTTCCATCGAAAACTTTTTACAAAAGGAAGCATTTAAATTTCAGAAAGGAAACAATGATGTTACATTTGGTGGCAAAAAACGCAGTTCTACAAAAAGAAGGAAAAACAAACAAAAAGGAGGGTTTACTTACAAAAATAGCAAACGAAGAGGTATTCATACAAGTTCAATGAGAGGTGTATCTATTCCAAGAAACTTTCCCGTCTACTCCAGAAGTAGTGGTAGAGGTAGAAGACATTCTAAAAAATAAAAAGCAATGATGCCATTTTTAGAGGATGTCTGAAAGCATTCCCCGTAATTCAGGGTAATTTATACAATCATTCGGCCATCTGCCCGTGAGCTCTCTATGTTTTAAAGAAATTATATTTGCTCTTTTCTGTAAAATAGATGTTCTTTTTTGTAAAATATTTTTCCAAGTTCGTTGTATTAACTTAATCCAAAATGTTTTTAAAATAGCAACGCATTCTTGATTTTCCAAATACACACATTGTGCTATTTCCGCTTTAATATAAGGTTGTTTTAATATAATATTTTTATAATTTTGAATCACCGGATGTGTAGTGGCCGCATTATTATTATTTATCAAGTGTAAATAATACGCATTAAAATCATTCACACAATCTTCAATATAATCCATATCTAGTTTTTTAAATCGACAATAAACTAGATAACTCGTTTTCAATACTTCATTGTTTGTTTCACCATGTAATTCGGTATTATATAACTCACATAAAATGATATTGTATCGTGTATTAGATGTATCATCTGGCTCATAAAGAACACTGTGTGTATCGTCGTCCTCGTCCGAATATACTTCATATTCGTCGAATAAATGGGTAATGCTTACAGGACTAGTCATAATTTATTTCAGTTTTATATTGTATATACGTAGTTATTATTATATTATTCCAACATAATTATTCATAGAATTTTATTCAATTTTTTTTACACATTTGGAAATAATATATAAATATTATATATAAATGAAAGTTAAATCGATTGCATCAAAAACACTAACAAATAAATGGTTATTAATCACTGTGGCAATAGTAGCTTTATTTAATATAGTAGGATATATGATTATGGGTAAATTCAACAATCTTGTTTTTTTTCTAGTAACAGCGGTTCTAACTAGATACTTTAGTAAAAATATGATTATTGTTTTAGGTGTTCCGCTAATTTTAGTGAATTTTTTCGCTTTAAAAGAAGGTTTTGCGAATGTTGAGGGTTTTGACAAACAAACACATAGTGATACCATAGATAAAATTAATGACGAAAAAAGAAAAAAAGAACAACATCCTATAGTGAATAATGAAGACCAAATGAATAATAATAACAACAACACAAAAAATGCAGACGATTCGACCAACGTAGAATCTTCTAATGTCAAGTCGGATGAACATTTTGAGGTAGGACGTCCAAAAAACGGCGGTTCTAAAATAGATTATGCCGCAACGATTGAAAATGCATACGATGAATTAAATAAAGTTCTTGGTAGTGATGGTATTAAGAGTTTGACAAACGACACGCAGCGTTTAATGAAACAACAAATGGACTTGGCAGAATCGATGAAAGGTCTAGCACCTTTAGTAGAAAAAATGATGCCCATGGCACAGCAAATGCAAGGCATGATGGAAAATATGGACACCAATGGAGGCGGAATGTCGAGCATAATGGAAATGGCAAAAAAAATGTCTAGTAGTTTAGGAGGCGCTCCAAAAACCGCATAAGCATTATATTCAATAGGTAGTCGCGATAATGGTACTATAGCAATAAACAGTAAAATATGATTTTAATATTATAATAATATAATATGAAAAAGTGTCCACCAGGAGTGATATGTATTGAAAATTATTCGATGTTTTTCCTAATAATTTGTGTAGTCATTATTGTGTATTTAATTTATACCAATGCGAGTGGTCAAAATATCGTGGTAAATAACAAACCTTCTGAAAAAATAGTTATCAAAGAGAACCAAAGAGAGACCGCTTCCTGGTTTGGTGGATTCATTCCTAGTTGGCCATATAGCAATTTTATTCCTCCCCTAACGAGCGACCCTTTATTGAACCCATACAATCCGCCTTTGAGAGATGAACGATATTTTGTTCCTGGTTTTAACGGAGTTCCGCCAGGAGCTGTTCCTATTAATGTGTCCACCAATATTGGTGCGGTCGATACTAGCTATAGACAATTGGGTATTTTAACTCCTTTAAATGGGTCTAGTAAAGATAGTATATTGCCATTGATGGGACGACCGTTATTCACAAATCGTGATAAATGGCAATATTATACAACGAGCAATCAACATAATAACGTAAAGTTGCCTGTTTCGCGTGCAGGAAGAAGTTGCACTAATGAATATGGTTGTGATAAATTATATAATGGTGATAGCGTATATATCGAAGGCGTAAACGAAGCTTATAAAGCCACGATTTATGATAATAATACTATGAAATATTTACCGTTTGTGTAAGTGCTATGTAAAATATTTATGTTTGATTTCTATATATATTTTGTATTTCAATGTCTTCAAAAACAGGGGTGTCTTCGTTATTTGGGTAACCCATTGCTTTATGTCTAAAAGCATAAACATCGCTACAATCATCTCTCAATTGTGTTCTGCATATAGGGCAGATTCTTTTTTCTAATGGATATTGACAAACGCGTACTACACAATTATTTTGAAAAATATGCCCGCAATCGGATATATATGGATTGGGTAGGGTCTCACTAAAATCTTCTAAACAAATAGGACATTACACATTTTCAACAACTGCTGCGTCTCT